TCAAGCAATTATTGTTGTGTTTTCGCTCCCAGGGATTTACACATCTCTTCCTTGAGCCTACTATCCCGCTGATTGATGACGTTGCACTCCCAACGTGGAATATGCTTTTAGAGAAGTATAGCATTCCTCATACATTTAAGGTTTCACCCAGGCCAGTTTTCAAGCTTCTCCTGCCTGGAGGCGAAACACCGATTCTCCTTCGTTCGATGGAGAACTATGAGCGCTTGATTGGTGTCAACGCTGCAAGTATCGCTTCCGACGAAACTGATACCACTCGTCAAGAGATTGCAGAAAAGGCAATGATTAGGTTGCAGGGCCGTGTTCGTGTCGGTAACTGTCCCCAGATTGCGGCAGCTTCTACCCCGGAAGGCTATGGCTTCATGTACACCTTCTTTGAAGAGCAGAAGGCCGACAATAAAAAACTTTATCGAGGAAAATCAGAAGACAATCCACACCTTGACAAAGGCTTTGTTGAAGACCTTAAAACTAAGTACCATCCACAGCTTGTTAAGGCTTACCTTAATGGTGAATTTGTCAACCTTGAGTCGGCTACTGTCTTTTACGAGTTCAAGCGAGACAAGCACACAACTGGCGTATTTTTACCAGAGCCAAGCGAAAGGATTGTATTTGGCGCTGACTTTAACGTTGGCCAGTGCCACGCTGTTTATGGAGTTGTCAGAGGCGGCCAAAAAGGCCAAGAGCTGCATTGTTTTGCTGAATCGAAAGTTGCAGATACTTTTGCTTTGGTGGCGCACCTCCAGCAGAAGTATCCGCGTCATCTTGCTGCCGGACTGATTACTTGCTATCCAGACGCCAGCGGTGCCCATGATTCGACATCATCCACTCAGAGCGACCATGAGATTCTTCGTGGTGCTGGCGTGAGGGTGGTTGCTGAAAGGAAGAATCCCTACATTGCCGAAACACTGGCACATGCAAATGTTCACATGCACCGTGATCTAGTAAAGATCAACGCAACCAATTGTCACGAGACCATTAACGCTGCTGAGCGCTGGTCTTACGATTCCAAGACATTGAAGCCATCAAAGGGCGGCGCCACGGATTACTCTCACTGCGGTGACGCACTGAGGTATTTAATTTGGCAGGTATTTCCTCGTGCTGGCGGAAGGGCTGGGCATGGTGGCCGTTGGAGGTGATAAAATTTCAACGCACCAGCGATCGCCTTTCGGCGGGCACGACAAAAGATCGCTGAAACATTGTTTGAAGGCTTTGGAGAAATCCAAGGCCTTTGTGCTATGGCTAAGCTGTATTCATCCGGTGGCGTGATCCCGTGCCCTCAATCGACGTTCCTAACTCCATCATCCTGAGCGCCGATGATGTGCCCATTCCTTTTGATAGGAGGCAGCCGGAAACCGAGAAGGTTTATGCTGAAGTCACGGATGTAGACGCATATTCCATTGACCAGGCCGAGCAAGATTCAAGGATCTTGCCGATCAGATTTTGCACGCTTCCCGAGTTCTATCTTGATGAAGCGATAGACGGATATATTCCACAGGACTATCAGGAAAATCCAGATAGCTACAATGTTAGAAAGACGCGGGCAATGACCTGCTTCGAGCCGTTCTACTCGCATTATGTAGACATCATCGTTGGTACGGCCCTCAGGAAGGGCGTCATTCTGCCACAAGAGCTTCCCGAGGAATGGGAGAGGTTTTTTGAGAATGTCAACCTTGAAGGCAAGTCGATCACATCTTTTGCCAAGACCCTGTTTACCGAGGCTTTGAACGGCGGCATTGCTGGCCTGATGGCGGACTATCCCAGGGTGGATACCGCTGACAAGGCGATGCAGCGTCGCATGGGGCTGCGTCCATATTTCACGATTATTAAAGTTGATGACATTCTTGATTGCAGGCACGAAAATGGCGTTGTCACAATCAATGGGGTAACTTCGTATGAAACAAAAGTCACTTACCTGAGGATCAAGTCAGAAATCCGCAGGGCAAGTGCCATCAATGAGCACTATGAGGAAGTCGTGCCCACTGTGGTCGTGTATGACATTCCCGAAGAGGGCTCAAATGTCCGCGTGCGAGTTTACGAGAAGAATGTCACCGGGCATCCGCATGAATACTTCCTGCCAGAGAATAACGAAACCTTCCTGTCTATTGATTACATTCCATTTGTTCCTTGCTATGGCGGCAAGGAGGAAGCTTTCTGTCGGGCAAGGCCACTGCTGTTTGACATTGCACGGTTGAACCTGCATCACTGGGCTACGTCCTCTGATCTTGCAGAAACTATTCACCTCAATTCTTCTCCGCTGCTAACTGGTACTGGCGTAAGGCCAGATGACGAAATCTATGCTGGTTCTGGCAGGAGTCTTTTTAGCCAGAACGAAAATGCAAAGTTTGGCATGGTCTCCCCTGGAATGGACGGGGCCGAGACCACGCTTAAGGAATTGGCGAGAATCGAGAGTGCAATGGATCGACTGGCTGCAATCGCTATTGCGCCCGGCAAGAGTCAGGTAGAATCTGGTTTTGCCAAACTGCTTGATCGCTCGCAATCTGATTCGCAGCTTGCTGTTCTGATTGGCTCACTGCAAGATTGCTTTAACAGAGCGCTTTGGTATGCCTCTGGCTATCGGACTGACACGTATCCACAAATCAAGATCACTGTCAGCAAGAACTTTATCCCAGCCAAGCTCCACAGCCAGCAAGTCATGGCCATCAGCTCTCTTTACAAGGATTCAGAGGCGATTCCCATCGGCACATTCCTCGAAATGCTTGAGGCTGGTGAAATGTTTGAAGGTATGCATGGCTTTAACGTCAAGGTGCTGTTGGAGAAGATGGGTCTCGACGGTTCAGAGCGCAGGTCCGAGATTGTCAAGCCAGCGTCTCCAGCAGATGAGACGAACCGCCGCCTATACGTCGAGAATTCAGTTGAGGAGACAGCCGGGATGGCTTTTGACGGAGAGCCCCCAGAAGCCACTGACGAAATTTCTGAGTCTTGAGCTACACTTCAGATAGTCACATTTTCAATCTGTGCCCGATCCCATCGAACTGAGCGCTGAAGAGCTGCAAACGAAACTGGAAGAAAGCGAAGCGAAGCTGCAAGCGTTGGAGCGTACCAAGGTTGGCCTGCTGACCGACCTGCAAAAACGCAAAGGTGTTGAGCGCCTTGCCAAGGCTGCTGGCATCGACCTGGCGAGCGACAACATCGAAGACCAAATTGCCGAGCTGCTTGCGCCCAAGGCAGCCCTGGAAGCTCCCAGCGCCCCTCTTGCTGCCCCTGCAGCGCCTGCTGCTGCCCCTGGGGAAACTCCGGCTGCCAGCACCCCCTCCACCGCTGTTGAGGAGGCAATGCGAGCCCAGCTGACTTCGATGCAGAAGCAGATGGACAAGCTGACCGAGAAGCTGCATCAGACCGAAAAGGAGAAGCAGCAAGAACGCAAGGCTCGTCTTGACGAATACAAGCGCTCTATCGTGCTGCAAGAGCTGGAGAAAGCAGGCTGCAAGCGCCCTGCTCACGTCTATGCTTTGCAAGGCGGTCAGTTCCGACTTCTTGATGACAACGAAACGGTTGTCTATGGCCCCGAAGAGAATCCAGTGAATGTTTCGGATGCCGTCAGCAATCTTGAAAAAGATGACGAGTATTCGATTTACTTCCCTGGTGTTGTAGCTTCTGGCTCTGGCCTGCCTACATCTCGCTCGTCCATGCCAGTGAATGACAACCCGTTCACAAAGTCTGGAGCGAACGCCACCAAGGCTGCTGAGATCATTAGTCGTGACAAGTCTTACGCGCAGCGGCTTGTTCAGCAGGCCCGCGCCCGTGGTGACGTGGATCCGATCCTTGCTCGGGCTGTCGGTTATTGATCACCGATGGGTCAGGCCTCATTCCTCCAAGGGGATGGGGTTTTTCTTGGCTACGATCCCCTCGTGCTGTTGGGACAAGGCCTCATTCCTCCAGGGGAATGGGGCTTTTTTCTTGGCTACAATCCCCTCGTGCTGCTGGGATTTCGATGCCACTCAAGAAGGGGAAGTCGCAGAAGGCAATTTCAGAGAACATTTCAACCTTGCGCAAGGAAGGGCGTCCTGAGAAGCAGGCCATTGCGATCGCGTATTCAATGGCTGGAAAGACCAGGAAGAAAAAGCCCAAGAAAGGCAAGAAGGGGGCCAAGAAGTGAAAACTAAAAACGTTCACAAGCGGAAAAAACGTCGCTAGTATTCGGCCATGGCACCGAGACCCGTCAAAAATAAGCGCAGAACTGCTGCCTTCTACGCGAGCAACCCAGAAGCTCGCAAAAAGAAAGCTGCCTATGACAAAAAGTATCACTCTACTCCAGAGCGCAGGAAATACAGAGCTGAACTTTCAAGAGAGCGTAGGGAACGCGGAATCGCAGGCAAGGGTGGCGATGACCTAAGTCATACCGCAAGTGGCGGTTTTACTAGAGAGAACCCTTCAATCAATAGAGCTAGGCAAGGAAGCGGGAATCGCCCTACGAAGAAACCACTGCCACGAAGGGCCAAAAACGGTCAAGGCAGGACACGTCGCTAGGCTGCTTCTACCAGCAGCGGGTCAATGGCAGTTCCTGAGCGCGTTAAAAATAAAATGAAGGAGCTTGGGCTCTCGGGGCTCAACAAGCCCAAGAAGACTCCCAGCCACCCCACCAAGTCCCATGTTGTAATGGCAAAGGAGGGTGATACCTATAAGTTGATTCGCTTTGGCCAGCAAGGAGTTAGCGGTTCGCCAAAGAAAGAGGGCGAGTCAGCGGCGTACAGGGCAAGGCGAGAATCTTTCAAAGCTCGTCATGCAAAAAATATAGCCAAGGGAAAGCTCTCGGCTGCATTTTGGTCTGATCGGGAAAAATGGTGAATTACCGCGACTCTTCCTCTATAATTTTAGCCTTTAATTGGATTACATATTGCCTCAGCTCTTGGGCTTTCGTCAGGTGCCACCCGTCGAGTGTCTGAAAATACATTTCATTGTGGTTGTCAACACCTTTTAGGCAGCAGCGAATTACTTCATTCCATTTTTCCCTGACTGG